CCATATAATTAAATAAGAACCTATCTCTTTCATCAGGTAATTTATTACTATCATCAATTGTTTTTGATATTGCTTGTAGACATGGAGGGCCATCACTAAATTCTTCTGCACCACCGGTTAATATCTTACTGATATGTTCATCAATAAATTCATTTAATTCTTTTTCTGTTTTTAAATTTGCGTCTACTACCGCAATGTATTGGTCAAATGTAAATTCTGTCCCATCTAAATTTAATGCAACTCGTTCATTTTTATTGTAGTATGGTAGGTTTATAAAATTACCGTTTGTAAAACTTCCGTCTGGTCCTGTTCCAAGTTCCGTTTGTTTTGGATAAATTTCAGTTGTTGGATTTAGTTCTAATGTATATAATAGTTTGTCTAAAAAATTTCTTAAAAAGCTTGCTTTCACTTTACCTTTTGTATGTACATACAAATGAAGTCCACCACTTTTAGATCTAACTGGTATGACAGGTAAATTATTTTTTTGAATTATTTCTAAATATTTTCTTGGACTAAAGTTTTGATAAGCTTTGGAATCAATATCAATTGCACCAAAACTAACTAAACCTTCATCGTCACAAGGTTGTATGCCGATTGACTTTTCACCTTTGAGGTGTTGGATATAATCTATATTAGTAAGAGGTTTACCTGCCCAACCATGTTTAACTTTAAATTTTCCTGTGGTTGAATCTTTGTATCCATTACTAACTTCTGCGTATCCATAATCTCTTTTTAGGCCGTCAAATATCTGTATAAATTTCTCTTCCATGCGAATTTATGTGGGTGGCTCCACTCTCGCTTAACCACCCACAACCTAGGATTCTAGTAGTGAGAAGACTCACTTGTTTGTTGTTCTTCACCATGTTTCACTGTGACATCGCCTTTTCCAATGCTTTCAGCAAAACCTTTAGCTTGTTGGTAAAGATCTGCACTTTCTACAGGACCAACTTTACTAACTTCCCAACCAAACCATGTTCCTTTATCATTTGAATGTTGAGTTGTTTTTAGTGAATATTGATGACTGAATGATGCAGGTGTAAACATTCCGTTTTTACCTTTAAGCTTAATGCTTTGCATCATGCTATTCCATTTTCTACTAATTTTTAATTGAGTAGATTTCATAGCAATCATCGCAGTTGTTGGAACCTGACCTGCTACAATTACAAAATGTTGTGCAGTTTTTTCGATATAATTACCGTTTGGTAATCTATCTTTAAAATCAGATCCTCTACTAGTTTTAGTCATGATGTCTGAAGAAGACGGATAAATATTTACTGGTGCTCCAGATCCATCTTTACCTCTATCTTTCCATTCAACATACTCTAACTTGTAGTAACAAGGAATTACATTAACTCCTTTTTGACCGTCAAACAGATCTCCTGTTACTGAATTGTATATCATTCCAGGTTCTGCTCCGTCTACATACTTGCCATCTCTCTTGTTTACTTCTGGAGATAGTTGTCCAAGTATCTTTAGAAATGGTAATGCCAAATCATCTTGTGTGATGTTTTCCATTCCTAAGTTTGCATCAGCTTCAAATGCCGGTGCAGCCAACGCAGTGTTGGGTTTCTTTATTAGCGTTTCTTTGCTCATCGTTCGTTCTCCTTATTTACTTGTTATCTTTGTTCGGTTTCCTGCGAACACATTAAATAGATCCGTGGGCATCTCTTTCCCAGACTCGAGACGCTCACGAACCAACGCTTTAAGTGTCATGGGCTCAACCTTTAACTTCTGGGTCGGTTGATATCCTTGACCTTGTGCAAGGGTAGCATAAGCCATTGCCTTGTTATCTTCGTTACGACCGAAGGAAACAGTAATCTCATTTTTAATAAGATCACCTAGGCCATTGTTACGAAGCCAGTTAAATGCCTCTTCCTTTTTTGCAGGTGGTATTGAGGCACCGTAGACAGGTTTCACTTCAATTGAAGAACCGTCTGCTAATTTTAATGAAGATAGATTCATCTCTTGCATCATAGTAGGTATGACCTCACCAGAGATAACATCAATATCTTTTTTTAATTTTTTGATTTCGTCTTCTTTGTCCGCTAAATCTTTTTCCATAGCTTTTAATTTTAAAGCTTGTTCAGATAAAGATTCTGCATCGTTAACTTTTGTTAATGAGTTTTGTTTATCATCTTCAAAGTTAATCGAACCACTTCCTGTAAATGTTTTTACTACAGTTGTCATAAGTATTTCTCCTTTCGTGTACTCAATATATTTATATAAAATCCTATGTCAATCTTATTCTTCTTCAATTTTTCCTTTTTCATATAAATTTACTTTTATTGGATAATACATTTTTTCTTGTCTATCCCATTTTAAAAAATTAAATTTACCTGTAGTTATATCAGATACAATAGAACAAGCTACACCTATGATTGCAGGATCGCCTGTAAGTAGTAAATAATCTTCTTCAGTAAAGTTTCTTAGAAGCTTTCTAAGTTTAAATATTAGTGGTCCTGGAGACATTATTATTTGTGAATTTTCTGGTAGTAATGTTACGAGTTCACCAAATTTTGATGCACCCATAATATTAAATTTAGGAGTACCCATCTTGGTTCCGGGTAACTCTTGTATTACATAAACTTTATTATTCATAACTTTCTTGACATTCCTTTTAACATGATTATAGTTGTTTGCAAGAAAGAATAACAGATTATTTATGAATTACAAATTTAAAACAAAGCCCTATAAGCATCAGCTTGAGGCTCTTGAAAGATCGCATAAGAGAAAAGTATATGCGTATTTTATGGAGATGGGTACCGGTAAGTCAAAAGTTTTAATTGATAATATGGCTATCTTGTACGACTCAGGTAAAATTAATGCAGCTCTAATTGTAGCACCAAAAGGTGTTTACAAAAATTGGTATGATTCGGAGCTTCCTGTACACCTTGCAGATCATATAGAACATAGAACGGTTTTATGGAAAGCTGCTGTATCTAAACAACAGGAAAGACTGTTGAATGATTTATTTGTTCCAGGTGAAGATCTTCGTATCTTAGTTATGAACGTTGAAGCTTTCTCTACAGAAAAAGGTGTTGAGTTTGCATCAAGATTTTTAAATGCAAACAATGCTTTGATGGCTATTGATGAATCTACTACAATAAAAAATCCAGATGCTAAACGTACTAGAAATATTGTTGCACTTGGTGAGATGGCTAAGTATAGAAGAATACTTACAGGTTCACCGGTTACAAAGTCACCATTAGATTTATTCAAACAATGTGAATATTTAGACCCAGAACTATTAGGGTATACTTCTTATTATGCATTTAGAACTAGATATGCAAAACTTAGAACTGCAAACTTTGGTGGTAAATCTTTTCAACTAGTTGTGGGTTACAAAAACCTTGAGGAATTATCAGAAAAACTAAAACCGTTTTCTTCTCGTGTATTAAAAGAAGAATGCTTAGATCTTCCTCCATATACATATATGAAAAGAACTATACAGTTATCTGCTGAACAAAAGAGTGTGTATCAACAGATGAAGAAAGAAGCTGTTGCATTTTTAAATGGTAAAAGTATGACTACAGCCACAGCATTGGTACAGTTAATGCGACTTCAACAAATTACTTGTGGTCACTTCAAAGATGATAGTGGTCAAATACAACAAATAAAAAATAATCGTATTAGTGAATTGATGGATGTATTGAGTGAAGTAGAAGGTAAGGCAATTATCTGGTGCCATTGGAGACATGATATAGAGAATGTATTAAAAGCAATTACCACTGCAAAAGATAGTCAGAAAAATTTATTGTATGGTCCTCGATCCGTGGTTACTTATTATGGTGACACTAGCACTGAAGATAGGCAAAAGGCTATCAAAGAAATACAGGATCCAAATAGTGAAGTAAGATTCTTGATTGGTACACCACAAACGGGCGGATATGGTATTACACTTACTGAAGCAAATACAATGATTTATTTTTCAAATGGTTATGATTTAGAAAAAAGAACACAGTCTGAAGCTCGTATCAATCGTATAGGCCAGAAAAGAAAAATGACTTACATAGATATTATTGCAGAAGATACGGTTGATGAAAGAATTGTAAAAGCTTTAAATAAAAAACAAGATATCGCTAGCGAGATTATGGGCGAAGAATTGAAGGCATGGATATAATTGTATTCGCTAACGAATTATATACTTTGTATCCGGTTAAATATGACTTTGATTTCTCTGTAATGGATTGTTTTTATTATTGTGACGCCTTTAGAAAAGCCATGGCTACCTTTGATGATAAGATGAATAAATGGATTATGAATAATG